GTCTTTTGACCTTAATAGCTTGTACCCTCATCTTATTATGCAGTACAACATCTCGCCAGAGACCCTACAAGATACTAGACATCCTTCAACTACGGTCAACAAAATCCTTAATCAGGAACTAACTTTTGAGATGTATAAGGATTATGCGGTATGCGCCAATGGTGCAATGTATCGTAAGGATGTAAAGGGATTCCTACCCCAGTTAATGGAGAAGATGTACGGTGACCGTGTGATCTTCAAAAAGAAAATGCTTGCCGCTAAGCAGCAGTATGAGAAGACTCCTACCAAGGCACTTGAGAAAGAGATCGCTAGATGTAACAACATTCAGATGGCGAAAAAGATTTCTCTTAACTCTGCTTATGGTGCCATTGGTAATCAATACTTCAGGTATTTCAAACTAGCAAACGCAGAAGCAATCACTCTATCTGGTCAGGTATCTATCCGCTGGATTGAGAATAAGATGAATGAGAAACTGAACAAAATCCTCAAGACGGAGAATACTGATTATGTTATTGCTTCAGATACTGATTCCATTTATCTTAATCTGGGTCCTTTTGTTGACTGGGTATTCAAAGAAAGAGAGAAAGATCCTGAGGTCATTGTCAACTTCCTTAATAAGGTCTGTGAAGTGGAATTTGAACCTTATATTGAAAGTTCTTACCAAGCGTTGGCCGACTACGTAAATGCTTATGACCAGAAGATGCAGATGAAGCGAGAGAACATCGCTGACCGTGGAATCTGGACTGCTAAGAAAAGATACATCCTGAACGTCTGGGATAGTGAGGGTGTGCGATATGCAGAACCTAAACTCAAGATCATGGGTATCGAAGCAGTCAAGTCATCTACACCTGCACCTTGTCGCCAGATGATCAAGGACGGTTTGAAACTGGTGATGAGTGGAACAGAGGATGAGGTGATTGACTTTATTGAGAACTCCCGCAAAGAGTTTCGCAATCTACCACCTGAGGAGGTTGCATTCCCTAGATCTGTATCTAATGTAGTTAAGTATAAAGGTGTCAATACGATCTATGCAAAGGGAACTCCAATGCACTGTCGTGGCGCTTTGCTCTATAACTTCTATATAAAAGAGCGTGGTTTGGATAAGAAGTATGCTTACATCCAGAATGGAGATAAGATTAAATTCTGTTATCTCAAAAGTCCAAACCCAACTAGAGAGAATGTAATATCCTTCATTCAAGACTTCCCCAAGGAACTGGATTTGAATCGATTCGTCGATTATGAGATGCAGTTCAATAAGGCATTCCTTGATCCACTCAAAGTGATCTTGGATGCTATTGGTTGGTCTGTGGAGAAAAAGATCAGTTTGGAGAGTTTCTTTTCATGAGTAAATACATTGTTCGCTGGTCCGAACCGGGAGAACTTTCTCCCCAACAAAAGAGCAGATACTTTGATGATGAAACCAATGCCAAGTGGTTTGCAAATGAGATGAAAAAGAGTTATAATTGGGTTATCTGCACAGAATCAAAAAACGTAATGGAGTAGAATGGATCTGCCTATCAACGACAAAGAACTGAATACTATTGTAAGTGCTCTTCGCCTCGGTGGAGATGCTGCCCTATATCAAAAGATGGTAAGAATCAAGGAGATTAGGGATGCCAACCCAGGTGGACCCTACAAGAAAATTGCCCGTGAAGAATTTGGATTTGCATTGTAATTATGGATTTATTAAAAGAAATTGTAAAAGAGATCGGAGATGACTACACCCAACTCGCCGCAGACATCGACGACAAAGAACAGTATGTGGACACAGGTTCGTACATTTTTAACGGACTTGTTTCAGGGTCTATATTTGGTGGCGTATCTGGGAATAAGATTACTGCCATTGCTGGCGAGTCTAGTACTGGAAAAACTTTCTTCTCGCTTGCGGTTGTCAAGAATTTCCTGGATTCTAATCCTGATGGGTATTGCCTATATTTCGATTCTGAAGCGGCTGTTAATAAGAGTCTACTTGCAAGTAGAGGGATTGACCTTACCAGAGTGGTTGTCGTAAACGTCGTTACCATTGAGGACTTCCGCCAGAAGGCACTGAAAGCAGTAGACATATACTTAAAAAAACCTGTGGAAGATCGCAGTCCTTGCATGTTCGTGCTAGACTCTCTTGGTATGCTTTCCACAGAAAAAGAAATCAGAGATGCACTGGACGAAAAACAAGTCCGAGACATGACCAAATCCCAACTGGTCAAAGGAGCATTCCGCATGCTCACTCTGAAACTGGGACAAGCAAACATTCCACTCCTAGTAACCAACCACACCTACGATGTCATCGGATCATACGTTCCCACCAAAGAAATGGGCGGAGGCAGCGGCCTCAAATATGCAGCGTCTACGATCATTTATCTCAGCAAAAAGAAAGAAAAGGATGGAACAGAAGTCGTTGGCAATCTTATTAAAGCTAAAACAGCAAAGTCGCGTCTAAGCAAGGAGAACAAGGATGTTACGGTACGCCTTTATTACGATGAGCGTGGTCTTGATCGATATTACGGTCTTCTTGAACTCGGTGAACTCGGCGGACTTTGGAAGAACGTTGCAGGTCGTTATGAGATAGACGGTAAGAAAGTCTATGCTAAGGCAATCCTGAAAGACCCAGAAACATACTTCACACCAGAAGTGATGCAAAAACTTGATGAGATTGCCAAGCAAGAATTCAGTTATGGTTCTACTTAATGATTTTGTTCGTGTCTATGACGATGCACTAGATGAAGAGACCTGTGACTTTCTCATAGGTTTCTTTGATCAGAATTCAGATAAGCACGAACGCATTGATGAAGATAGCAAACCATCTTTTACACAGTTAAATCTCACAGAAAACTCTAAGGAAATTAATCACATACACAATCTCTTGATAGCAAAGACATTTGAGTATCGAAATGATTACTATGAGTTTGTAGATAAAAGAGTTTTCCCAGAGTCACATGCTTTTGAACAGTATCGTATCAAAAGGTATGAACCTGATGGAAAAGATATGTTTGATACTCATGTAGATGTGAAAGATTACGCATCTGCAAGGAGGTTTTTGTCTTTTATGTGGTATCTAAATGATGTACCCAACGAAGGCAATACTGTGTTTGATGGTTTGACAATTGAACCTAAGAAAGGTAAACTGGTTATCTTCCCTCCCTTGTGGATGTTCCCACATAGGGGTGATCCAGTGATTGAATGTCCAAAGTACATCCTGAGTACGTATCTACATTATAAGTAATGGAAAGAATCGAGTCTACAGTCATACAAAACCTGGTCTTCAATGAGGACTTCTCCCGTAAGGTTCTTCCATTTGTGCGGGAAGAATACTTTGAGAACTATCACGAGAAGATTATCTTCACAGAGATATCAAAGTTCATTGCAAAATACAATACACTTCCGACAACTGCTGCACTCATGATTGAGGTCGAGAATCGAACTGACCTAAATGATGAAGTATATAAGCAAACTGTTGAATCTCTTTCTAAACTTGAGCAAGTCCCTAACGACAAGCAATGGTTAATCGATACTGCTGAGAAGTGGTGTCGTGATCGTGCAATCTATCTTGCACTAGTAGAGTCAATCAGTATTGCAGATGGAGGTGAAGACCAGAAGAAAGGTAGAGATGCTATCCCGTCAATCCTTTCTGATGCTCTTGCAGTCTCTTTTGATAATCACGTTGGACACGATTATCTGAATGATTACGAAGAAAGATACGACTTCTACCATCAAACTGAGGAGAAGATTCCTTTTGACTTGGACTTCTTCAACAAGATCACAAAGGGTGGTCTTTGTAATAAGTCTCTCAACATTGCTCTTGCAGGCACTGGCGTGGGTAAGTCTCTCTTTATGTGCCATGTTGCCTCTGCTTGCTTATTACAGAACAAAAATGTTTTGTACATTACGATGGAGATGGCTGAGGAAAAGATTGCGGAAAGGATAGATGCTAATCTGTTGAACGTAAATATCCAAGAGATTGCAGATCTGCCACGTCAGATGTTCGAGACAAAAGTTTCAAACATTTGTAAAAAAACACAAGGGTCACTTATAATTAAAGAATACCCGACAGCGAGTGCCCACAGTGGACATTTCAAGGCACTTCTTAATGAACTTGCACTTAAGAAGTCATTTCGACCTGATATTATTTTCATTGATTACCTTAATATATGTGCTTCCTCGCGATATCGCGCAGGCAGCAATGTCAATTCATATACAACTATTAAGTCTATTGCAGAAGAACTTAGAGGACTGGCTTGTGAAGCAAACGTCCCTATCATTTCTGCCACGCAGACCACTCGTTCTGGTTATGGTAGCTCTGATGTTGAGCTTACTGATACTAGTGAGTCCTTTGGTCTCCCTGCTACTGCTGATCTTATGTTTGCCCTTATTAGCACAGATGAGCTTGAAGAACTCGGACAAATTATGGTGAAGCAGTTGAAGAATCGATACAATGATTTGTCTATCAATAAGAGATTTGTAATCGGTATCGACCGTGCCAAGATGCGTCTGTATGATTGTGAGCAGTCTGCACAGCACGACATCCTTGACAGCGGACAGGAAGAGGAGTATAATAATGAGGAAAGAACCACCAAGAAATTCGCATCGCTTAAATTCTAATATGACTAAATCTGTTGACTTTGAAAAGTACCAAGAGTTCGTTAACGCAGTAACTTCTGATGCTTCTACTGATTTTCTTGCTTTGTCTGACCGTCTTGTTCAACTGGATGAGAAAGGTGCAAACATTGAAAGACTCTTGACTGCTGGTGTTGGTATCAATGCTGAGGGCGGTGAGTTTCTTGAAATTATCAAGAAGATGATTTTCCAGGGCAAACCATTCAGTCCTGAGAACAAGGAGCACATGGTTATTGAACTGGGTGACCTGATGTGGTATGTCGCACAGGCATGCATGGCACTTGAAGTTTCCTTTGACGAGGTTGTTGCTCGCAATGTGAAGAAACTGGAAGCACGTTATCCTGGCGGTGCATTTGATGTATACTACTCAGAGAATCGTGCAGAGGGTGACCTGTGAGCAAAGATGCTAGTATTCGTGATATCGATGTCAGCAGCAATGCTGATGATGGCAGTGGGAGTGATACTGATCGACCCACAGAAAACATGAATGATTTACTTAAAAACATTGGTGAGTTGGAAGCAACTGCACCTGATTATGGAGTTGGAAAATGAGTTGTAACAAAGACATTAATCTTACATTAAACGTTCATGATGCAGCAGCAGTTCGACAAGAACTGTTTCGCACTACAAAGCAAGATAGTTATGAGTTCCCTGGACAGAGGACTCAAGCAATCCGTAGAGTAATCGTTGCATTGGATGAGCAGATTGAAGAAGCACTAAAGGATGAATGATCGCGAGATTAGAAAAGATGCTAATAATTATAGGTTCGGTGGATTTCCAGTAACTCCAACGAACCTTCTTATTTTGATCAGTAATCTTGAGGGTGCATATCAAGAACTTAAGTATCAGGGTTTCAAAGAAGATATGGAGACCCTTGAGAAAATAAAGACTGGATATTACAAGTTGTATTTTAAAAAACTAAAAGAGGAGAAACTTAAAAATGAAAATCCTAACACTTGAAGATTATCAAAAAGCAGGCGAAACATTCTGGCCAAAGTATTGGTATGTTGCTAAGGAACTTGGTGAAGATGCAAAACCAGAAGACGTTATCAAAGTAATGGAAGCAGTTGGTGGTGTAGCATTGAAACTTGCATTGGACGACAAAGAAGGACCATTTGGATTCAATAAAAAGGACGACGCTGAAAAGTTATAAATACTTACTAAGAAATAGTATAGTCTCAAGATGAACCGCCAAGATTTACAAAACATTGCCGAAGCGTATAGTCAGGTACATGAGAAGAAAGACTCTTCTTATCTTGAGACCGACATGAAGAAACGTCAGAAAAATAATGAGAAGGCACGTAAAGATATGGAGA